GATAGTTTTTTACGACCTTCCGGGGTACTTGCCAATTTCTGCTGCTCATCAAACTGTTTCTGGATTTTAATAGCTGTTTCCCTTTTTAATACTTCATCTAAAGTCTCATTGGTAAAACCATATTTATCCCTCTTAAGTTCTACCTTAAGGTTTATATCTATATCGTCGGTTTCAATCTCAGCCTTTAATCCGTGTTTGTCTGCCTTGTCCTTTACTACCTGGGCAAAGTTTTTATTCTTATATACAGCATTGTCCGTAGAGCTCTTTAGTTCAGTGGCCTTCTCAGTACAGGTTAGGACAATTTCTATTATCTCTGTTTTATAACTCGCCTTAGCCTCCCTAATCCATACCTTTCTTTTCTCGGCAGTATCTCCTTTTATGTAACCCCAAATAACATGGAGCTCAGCACCCTCTTGAAACTCAGGCCTATCTGCTGCATGGCGGTCTCTAGTTTGTATAGTTATATCTAAGAGGTCGTCATCCTCTTCATCCATTACATAGGACATCCTTTCAACCTGGTCCGTTAATTCCAGGTTGTTATAGAATACCCTTACGAATATGCTTGAAAACCCATTTTTTATCATACGTCTAAGGCTGTTACTTTAGCTTTGATTAAGTCGGGTATTAATAGTGTCTTGCCTACTGCTAAATCAAAAGGGTTACCTAAATCGGGGTTAGCATCATATATCAACCACCACCATTTGGCATCCCCGTAGGCTTCAAAGGCTATATCTAGTAAGTCCTTATCATTCTCCACTGTGTAGTATCTATCTCTGGCGGACTTAGTAAACTTAGCTGGTTCTCTATCTAACAAAAAATCCCCCTCATCGAATAGGAAGATTGTACCTATTGAGTAGGGGTTATTTTCTCTTAGTGATATATCATCCGGTATAAGAGGGGTTACCTTTGTCATGTGTCAAGTTTTAAAAATTCAGTCCGTGACATATTGGTTTCTGTTACCCTTTTAAGAACCACGTGTTGGGTAGCTAGTCCGGGCAGCATACCTTTACTCCTATCAAACATACCCAGCTTGTAAGGGGCATGGAATACTATCCACTTAGCTGACTTGAACAAATCCCCAAATACGAACTTAATGGGGTGTGGGGGGTTGTCATACCCATCGTTCTTAGCTAAGCTCTGTAACCATTTGCATTTCTTTAGCACATCGTCCTTGCCTTCGGTGTTAGCATACCAGGTAATATCAAATTCCAGGCTATCTTCTGAGCCGGAGAATTGATAGTTAGGGTTATTCCTACCGGGTGCTGCTAATGCAACCCAATTGGTTTCAGCATTAACTTCTATCTCAACTGGGATAGTTTGAAGGAACAACTTCTCCAAAGTAATCAAATCAACCAGGTAGGGTTGGTTTGGTTTTTGGAAGTCATTTATGTCTGTCCCCTGGGCATACTTAAAGTTTATTTTCCTACCGGGGGGATTTACTTGATTGTCTGCCATTGTTATCCGGGTATGTCGTAATTAAGTTGGGTATTCATATCATCGTTGATTATCTGGGGTATCACTTGAGCCATTGCTTGTCTACCATCAACGTTTATATTAATTTGTTGTTGTAGGCTTGCACCTTTTCCAGAGCCCTGTAATTTCTCCAACATAGACATCTGGTTTTCATTGTAGAACCCGGGTGTCTGGGTATATCCTAAGAACTGTTGGTCTAACTGTCGGTAGTATGCCCTCATTACTGGGTCAAGTTCTTTTTTAGTCTTCTCTTCTCTGTTTAAGTCGTATATACCTTTAACAACTTCGTAGATTGTGTATGCAGCCCCAAGGTATGGTAAGAACCTTAATACTGTTCCCCCTATTCTAGCAACCCATGGTAAAGCTCTTGAAGCCCAGCTACCTGCAGTAGCAGCAGCTCCGGCAGCACCAGCACCCCCACCGGCTAATCCAGCAGCAGTAGCTCCTAAGCCTGCACCGTTAATAAGCATACTACCAGCACTCATACCCTTGGGTAACATTTGTCCACCCTTATATAACTTACCCGCAATGTTAACTGTATTACCTGCAGCAACATACAACCTACCAGCGGCATTCCTTGCTATTGCACCCCGGGACGCTCCCATTAACATGGTACTACCCATGTTACCCAATAAGCCACCCATTATTCCCCTAAAGCCACCTACTCCGCTTTGTACCCCGATTGTCCTCAAGGCCAGTGTGGCTGTTATTACTGCTGCCCTGAAGGCAAACATGATAGCAACGAATGGGGCTAATACCGCAACTAAGCTGAAGAATATTTTACCAATAGGACTTTCAGCAATCCTAGTTACCAGGTTGGCCACCTTTATAAAGGCTCTTATCATGAAGGATAGGACTGGGGTCATGGCATGGGTTATAGCGTTCTTCACTCGGAACATAGCATTGGAGGCCAGAATCATCTGTGAGTGTAGGTCTCCCATCATTGCATCAGCCTGCTTGATTGCTATGTTATCCCGGTGACCAGCATATACTTCATTATATATTTGTGAGAAAGTTTTCCTAGCGTTGGGATTAACGAATAATCCTTCCAGTACAGCAGCCAAGCCCCTATCACCTCTTCGGTTGAATAGAGCATTAAGTATACCTACTTTGTTAGTAGGTGCCATACCGGTTGTTGATTTTTCTACCGCCATAATAGCCTCTAATGACCTACCGGAGTTAACCAGCTCAGCCATCTTACCTCTATCAAGGCCCAGCATTTTAAAGGCAGCAACTTGTCTCTTAGTAGCAAAAGGTCCTAAGGCCTTTGACATCTCAACCAAGAAGTTACTGATACCTGTACCTGCTGATGAACCCCTAATACCCTTTTGGCTAATCATTGCTAACATGACGTTAAGGTCCTGGAATGGTACCTTTAATCGTTTAGCAGTGAAGGCTGCATATTCCATGCCTACCCCTAAGTCCTGTAATGAGGACATAGAAGCATTGGCTGCAGCAACCATGGTATTAGCTACAAAGGAGAAGTCTTTAGCTGCTATGCTATAACCGTGTTGGGCGGCAAGTAAAGCTTCAGATACTACTTCAATGGGTTCCCCGGCTGCAGTGGCAGCAGCCATTTGGTATTTAGTAATCTCTTCAAGGTTATCCCTTACACCCGCCTTGGTATTTTCTAACATGGAGTTAGCAATGGCGGTAGGGGCAATGGAGAATTGTTTGGATAAGTTTAATGTATAATCTTCTAGTTCTTTACGGCTCTTTCCTAAACCTTTACCCCCGATGATGAAGGATTGGTTTATTTTGTGCTGGAACTCAGCCCCATCTTGGGCAGCCTTGAACATAGCAAAGGACACAGCTCCCGCACCAGCAGCAATGGATGCTGCTTGGTTCCTATACGACTGAGCTGCTGAAATCAAGGCACCTTGTGAGTTCTTCCTTAACTTCAGCAGCTGGTTGTTGATTTGTTGGGCCTGTTGGGAAAATTGGTCGTGCAACTTAATTGCAATACCTATTCCCAACTGGGTATTTGAACCTAATCCAAACATTATCTAAAAATTGAAAATAAAGCGGCCAATGGTCCTATCTGCTCTATCGCTTTATTCCTTTCTTTTTCAATGAGCTGAGCTATGTGTATGAGTTTTTTCCTTCTTGACCTGGGCAGTAATCTGAAGGTAAGATACTCTATCTTTAACCCGGAGGTACTAACGTAGGCCCAGTCTACGTCTATATCTGAGCCTCCGGGAAATAAAAAGTTGGAATAGCAAGTAAAGATATGGCCCTTTGCTCTCCATCCGGAAATGTAATAAATACGGTGGGGTCAAATACCGGGTCAAGCTTCTCTACCGCAGACCTTATTTCTGACATCTCCTTTGAGGGGAATATACCAAAGTAGGTAACTAATTCCCATTGTCCATTATTTAATCTTTTTAGCTCCCTTAAAGTTAAAGGGGTATTCTTAGTGATATCTGCAGTAGACGCTAGTTGCTTACTTTCTAATACGCTATTGAGAATCTTAAATTTAAAAAGGTTCCCTCTAGAAGTAGAGAATTCAACTTCTCTTTGCATACCCTTAGGATATGGTTTAGCCTCTTGCCCAGAAGGTTTTTTGGATGGGTTAGTGGGGTCTGGGGTAAAGAAGTCAAACTCCTTTAAATCCTGGGTGAAATCAACCTCTACTCCTTTAGAGGATTTCTCCTTAAACACCAACTCAGAACCGTGGTTGTGGATTCTGATTTTATAGATGGCATAGTATTTATCACCCAGTGGCCAATCCACTATATCCTCTACTGTTGGTTTACGGCCCAGGGATTTGTCATGGGTAACTACACTGGCCAAGAAGTTTATGATGTTAGCTCCTTCACCCGCAGCTGAAGCATTGGATAGGGTCTCATCATCATCGCCATTGGTTTCACGTGCTTTAATCTCATTCCCACTTGGTAGTGTGAATGTGGTTTCCTCTCCCAAGAAAACCTGTTGGGTAAATTCATTCTTTACTGCTTGCATTGGTATTTGTTTTGTTGGTTTAAACTAAAAGGGCTAAAGAAGTTATCCTTAGCCCTGTTATTTGTTTCACCCTTATTAAATAGCTTCTTTCAATTATATTAGTCTTCCTCATCTACAGAAAACTCGATGCTTTCTACAGTGTTCTCAGAAGACTTCCTGCTCAAATCCTTGCCGTTAATTTTTTGTGGCCAGCAACCCGAGTAGGTGTGTCTTTCAATTACAGAAACTCCATCGTTACCCAGTTCTTCCACCAGGATTGGTTTTTTATAAACCTGTGGGGGAACTCCACCACCGATGGTTGTATCCATTATCTGTTTGCTCCATACCCTCATCGTAACATCCAAAGTATCAGCAGGGCAGATCTTGGTTACAGAAAGCTGACCTATTTTTTTCATACCCGCAGTCTTAACCATATACCCTGTATCTCCATGCTCGGTAGAATCAAAGTCTATGTCGGGTAATTTTACTTCCTGAGCTAAGAAGGGGTTCATCCCCGGTATGATAATCCGGAACTGGAATTGTTTCCGGGGGTTTTGAACTTTTGCAGGCATAGTATGTTTAGTTTATATGTTAGTAATTATTGGTTTGTTATAGCAACGGCATCTTCAAAGCTTACTGAAGATGGGGTAATTACTATATCGATAGAGAACTCCTGCATGGAAACGATATCCTTACAGAATAACTGTACCTTGTATTTACCTAAATCCAGATCAGCCTTTTTGTTTATTACCACATCGTCAATGGTATCAGCAAATTGGTCACCTTCCCAACGGTAAGAGTAAATTGCCCTCTTAGATACCTGGTCGTCCATGAAGGGCTTAACTGTCAGGTAAATCTTCTTGAAGGTTTCGATATCTGTAGGCTCTTCCAGGAATGTTTCCAGTACGGGGCCCAAAGCTTTTTTAAGGTAGATGTGGAATCTCCTTACGTTAGCAAAGGATAACTTAGAAGTGGCTTTTTGACCCGTAAAGCTACCCCATAAAACTGTTTTCTTATTCCTATCTATTACTACGTTTATTTGTCTTTGAGCTACCAGGTTTAAACCAGCAATGTTACCGGCGGCACCCATTTTGTTACCAGAACCTAAGGCATTAGTAACCAAACCCCGGTTGTAACCAGAGAATGAACGTTGGGGACCTGCTTTAACTTCTGAATAACCCGCAATGCCAAACACATCCCCTAATTCGCTAATTACCCTTTGTACCCCAGTTCTTGGGTCTACTATATTAACCCCACCAGCAAAGAACATAACATAGGAGTCATCAACATTGATGGCATCCTTCTCAGTAACCAAGGCATTCTCGGTTAAGCTTGCTAAGTGGATGAAACCCTGCAAATCCTTACGTGTGGAAACGTAAGCGGATAAAGCTTCGGGAAATCCACCGCCAGAGCCCAGTGCCTCAAATGTACCTAATTGCATTACATCATCTACTCCGTCAAAGGCATAGAGGCCTGTCTTAGCAGAGGAATCTCCTATAAGGTCAGTTACTGTTAAGGCACTGCCATCTGTGCCGGCATCGAATTTTACTACCTGGGGGGCAGGTACTATTGGCATAATGCCGATGGCACTTAAATCGCTATATACTACATTTACTAATTCCGATGTTTTAACCACATCAGCCAAGTAGTTTGAGTTGGCAACTGTTACCGAACCGGGTATAGTAAGGTTAGGGTAGGTCTCTACAATATCAGTACCCAGTAGCTCTATTATCAAATCAAAGTAGGCTTCAGCACCATTTGAAGCAGCCTTGGTAGTAATTTTTAAATTATCATAAGCTGCCCCGGGATATTTGGGGGTAAAGGTAAATAATACTGTAGCATGGTCATCAGCACTAATGAAGGCATTAGAATTAGTGGCTGTAACAGCCGGAGCTGCGGCACCAGTAGTAGTAATGGTAAAGTTAGGTACTATAGCACCATAGCTTGGTACTACCAAAAATTCCCCGGCCGATACTACTACCACATCCAATACCGAAGTAAATTTAGCTTTAATCTTAGCTGCTAATAATTTAATGGTAGTCAGGGTATCTACTGAGAATGCCTGACTTACTGTTACTCCGCCTATAGTATAATTTGCTGTATGAGCAGCTACCATGAATCCACCCAATATATATCTGAAAGTGGATAAGCCTGAAGAGAATTCAGCGTCAAAGCTTTCTGCATCTGCTGGGTCAGTGTAGTGGACCAGCCTGCTAATTCTTAAGGCAGTTCCTCTTTCCAGGGCCCTCTTAGCAAGCAATGGCCCATCATTATTTTGTAATAATCCCCCATACAACCTTTGGTATTGGGGCCAGGAAGTAATTAGTAAGTCGGGTCTACCGATGGGGCCCCTTTCTGTTTGAAGCATAACAGCACTTCTGCCGGCAGCTACATCGCCAGCGGCAAAAGATATATCAACTTCATTGAAATTTGTATTGGGTGACTTCATACTTTATTGAGTTATAAGATTATAAGTTATAGGTTTAGTATTGTATTTATCCTTTTGGTTTGGGTGTCCGGTCGGATAAAACCTTAATAGCATTAACCAATATAGCTAAGGATAATAACCTATGTAAAGGCCTTACGAAGAACTTGCTAAATAGAGAATCACCATTTATATCAAGGCCGTTTTCTAATACTGATATGCTCTCTATGTAAATAATCATGAACATTACCAGGTTATTGAGGAACTGGAATGTAAATTTTAGTTTATCGTACATACCATTACCAAAGAAGCTTGTGTCCTTACTACTGGCTGCAACATTGCTTAATACGAAACAAACAGCAATAGCCCCCATGTATTGAGATAGCTTTATTGCTGTTTTCCTTATTCCTGCTGATATGACGAGGTCCCCATTTATATGAGCCTTTATCATACCCGTGAGTAGGTCTAATATGATTAGTACCGAAGCCCAGAATATTAAATCTATGTCGGGCATGAATACTACTTTAAAAAAATCCATAACGAATAGGAATAAGTATGATTTGGCTGATATGCCCGAAAAATAGAACTTCATATATTAGGTGAATTTTATACCAGAAAGATCTATTAATAATCCCCCATCATCTGTTCCTGTGGTTTGTGGGGTTATGTAAGCTGCCAATTCAACCGATGTTAGTTGCAGGGTGATTTGGCTAATTAACCCTAACGCCTGGAAGTTATCCCCTATGTCAGCTACGTCTGGTATTTCGTATGAATAAACCTTTTCCTCTATTCCTTCCAGGGGGTCGGGTAAATCCAAGTAGTTATATTGCCTAATTAAGAATCTATCGGAATCATCATCGTAATAAGGAACGTATTTCTTCATCCCAAATGCCGATGCCAGTACTGCATTTAAAATCCTATCTTGCTTGGCTGAAGCTGAAACTAAATGGATATCTATATTAAAATGACTGGACTCGTAAGGGAATTCCGCCCTTACATAGGTAAGGGGATCGTTTGGGTTTTGTATTATCATACCATCCATAGGATACCCGATATCCCCAGGCATTGACCTCCGGGGTATGATAACTATACGGGGTACTTTCTTTAATCCCTTAGTCTGACTGTGGTTAAAAGCTTCTACAGCAAAACCCTTATCACCAGCTACAGTGTTTAGGTCAGCTTCCCAGTTGGCTTGTGCAGCATTATTAAATGGCTCGGGGTATCTGGCAGTATTGGTGATGTCTGGTAGATAACCTTCTGCAACCAACACTTTTCTAATAGCCTCGAATAAGCTTCTCTCCAATCTTTCTTGTGCTCTACTTAATGCCATTATAGTAAGTTTCTAAATTGAGTAATAGGTATACCCTTCATCCTTAAGTGGTATATTAAGGAATTTATGTACATCTTCTGTAATCCCCTGGCTCCACCCAATTGTTTAATGGTTGGATTCCATAGGGGCCTTCTGGGGATCTTTTTACCACTGGAGAACTCATGTATTGCAGCTATCCGGGCAATCTCCAGTCTGCTCCTTTTACCAGATGGTGTTTTAGTGTATTTACCTTTTCTAACCCCTACGTTAACTATACTGGTATTACCGGGTTTCCAAACCTCAATAGCTCTGTAATAATTACCATATGCCCATAATGTTTTGCTGTTTAACCCATATATATCTTTCCTCATGGCATACTCTTCGGAGAGTGGTGCCCACCCCAAATCCTGGTTCCTTATATGAGCTTTTACTATTTTGGCTATTTCATTAGCTACCTTTTTTTGAGCTTTTATTGAGGCTTCCTTAACATCGGGACCCAACCTATTGACTTGGCGGATAACTTGATCGAGCTTACCTACTGGTTTTACCTCAATCCTTATCCTACCAAGGGCATCGGTTATTTGGCCTCTAGTTATTGAACCCCGGGGCATTATCGTTTATATTGTGTTGGGCTTTCGTCCCTTTTAAGAATAAGGGTTATAAATACATCATCGTCCTGTATTTGTGAAGCAGGTGTATCACCAAAGGGAACGTGTTTTAAACCATCGATTATAAATACATCAAGTACTGGGTCATATTCAAAGAACCCATTACCGTTTATGTACCCTAATTCTCTTAAGTAATCCTTGTTAATAAGTATCTGTACTGATTGCCTATCCAATCCACCCGTTTCTGTTTGGAAGGTAATAGGCCAACTACGCATGTAGTTATAGTTAATAAGGACCTTAAGTGTTATAATATCATAGCCATTGTCATCACTATCTTCACCATACCTATCAAGGGTGGACTTTAGCCTTTTCCATATCATGTCCTTTTGTGCAAAGGTATCATGAGCGTCTCTCATTAAAGCTTTGTAGTCACTCCATGCTTGTGCTCCTAATAAATCCATATTAACAAATTTTCTTTGCTACTTGGAATATAAATGTCTTACGAATCTTGGGGCAAAAATGAAATCTTACCTCTAATCTAATAGCTAGATCACATACCTCATCTTCTACATCCTTGACGGTGCCACCGGAGGAGGTTCTGGTCATATTGCTAATAGATGTAGAGGCTTCGTACCATTCTGCCGAAGAGGGTCCGGTTTCAATTTTCTTCAGTCCACCCTTTCCGGTATTAGCAGCTGAGCTAACAGCCTTGCTTATAATATTAATCATAGCCTCTCTTACTATTAGCTTACTTATCATAGCATTATATAGAGAGGGCCATTTAGCCTCGTTGAATACATCGGCATCCAATATTTCAGCAGCATTTTGTAGGTATAACTGCCACTTCTTAACTACCTGGTCAAGGTATAGATTGGTGTAGGTTAAGTTTATACCCATTTGCTCCTTGACCATTTCGGCAATAGTAAGGGATAATCCTGGCTCAGCTCTAAATACCCAAGTATATACGAAGGTATTACTACCTTCAGCATTAGTAACCTTAAGGGATACATTATACACCCCCGGATCACCATAGGTATGAGCGGGGTTTTGGGTATTATCTACTGCTGTCCCATCCCCAAAATCCCATTCCCAAGAAGTGGGTAACCCGGTTGAAGTATCCTTAAAGTTTACTTCTAAACCGTTTTGCTCAAATGTATAGGATGATACTGGTAATGCCATATTCTTAAATGCTAAAAAAACCCACCAAGTTAATGGTGGGCTTTGTTATATAAAATTGTTAGGGATTATTTTCTCCGGCCTCTTCCCCTTTTAGGCTGCTCCTCTTCTTCTTCTTCCTCGGTTTCTTCCTCTTCATCTTCATCAGTGTCCTCATCCTCTGTTTCTTCTTCATCTTCATCGGTGTCCTCATCCGTGGTTTCTTCTACTGTAGTTGAGGTAGCAGCGGGGGCCTCGCCAGCCTTGGGTTTTACTAAGCTAGCTTTATATTTATTAAACTCATCTTCTTCTACCTCTTTGATATGGCCTCCACCTAAAGCTGTAGCCAGTTGGTTAGAACCTTTACATTTTTTTGCATCCACTTCTACAACCTCTTTTCCGGTGATATGAACTCCTGATTTAGGGTCTACGAAGGTATGGGCTTTGGCACCCAACTTAAAGTATCTTTTCTTTGACATAACTTTGATTTAATTTGGTAATAGTAGTGTTGTTAGTAAGTAAACTTGCCCAGGCTAGTTGTCCATTACTATATGCTTACCCGCATCTCGCTTTCGGTTAAAGTCTGCATCCATAATAGCGTCAAAGGCATCAAACCAGGATAGCATGTTGGTTTTAGTCCTCATAGCATTGACCATGGAGGTATAGCGTGATACTATCTCCCCGGCATTTGCTGTTTTAACGGTCTTATAAAAATCAAGGTAAATTCGGCCCGGTAAGCTATCAACCGTAACATTGGTTGTCCAGGTTGGGGGGTTTGCTGTCCTAATTTTATCACGGATGAATCGGAATACTGAAGCTGATGAGCTATCAACGTTGACGTTGGTATAATTACCAATTAACCAAGCCCATTGCTCTCCCGTAAAGGTTATAGTTTTTACTACTACTGTGTCTATGTTCTGGGCCCTTACCACTAAAGATAATATGGTGAAAAGGATTAGTAGGGGTGATTTTCTTTTCATTATTGTTTGTTTTTAAGGTTAATCTATGTAGGTTATTCTCCTCGTCAGGGGTGCAGGGGTATATTCATAAAACCCTATTAATAAGCTGGCGCAGTCGGCTGCTACTACTGTAGGGTCACTGGTAGCAGACGTAGTGGTACTAATAAGGTTTTCCGCCCCAATCATCATGTTTGAGGCCGCACCCCCACCCGAAGACCCACTGGCAGTACTTGTTGACCAACCCGATGTTGCGGTTGGGTTAACCGCTGTATTCTCAACCGCCATTGCTCTAAAAAGTAAATATTGCCTTGAAGTACCACTACTAAAGGACATGGAACCGGGGTCCAAGTTATCATCAGCCCGGGTTGTGTAAGAGTCAACCCCGATCACATTCCCCGATGTAATGGTGGTGGTGTATCCGTTGGCTGCTTTGGCCGCAGGAGACCCGGAGAAATTCACCGTAATGGAATTTGATGTTGTAGTTGCCAGCATGGAAGAACAGTACCACACACTTACCGTTGCTCCTGATGCTGCACCACCTTGGCCATTAGTAAATTCTGCGGCTTTGGTAAAGGTATTACCGGCATTATCCGATACACTGGTTACATCACCATTATCCCCATCTGCGGTTCCCAAATTATCACAAGCAATTGCTAGAAAATAAGTTCTTCCCGCAGTTACTCCAACGGAATAGGCAAATGTCCAAGATGTACTGGCTGTTTTATTGTTCCAACCCCCGTTGGCCGTTAGTGCAGATATAGTAAAGGGAGTTGGCGATTTCTTCTTTAAGGAAGAACCAACCATCAGTAGGGTAGTGAGAAATAAGGAATATAATACTCGTTTCATTATTCTTTGAATTTCATTAATACTGTAAATTCATTTACTGTGCCTGAAGTAGCTGAAGTAGTTATCCATATATAGTTATTTGCCGGAATGGACGTTACGTTTAATGTGGCACCACCGGTTGTTGTAACTGCATTGGAGGCTACTACTGTACTTGTTGCTGTTCCATAGGTTGACCCATAACTAATAGCATAGGTAACGGATGGGGAGGTACCCCTTATGGCTATATCCACACTAGATATGGTTACCCCATTACTTCCCGCCTTATAGAGCATCACCTGTTCACTGGAGGAAGGGGCTACAATGCTAACCCCCTTGGACCTATTGGGAACATTGGTTAAGGTGTTACTGTTACCATCAATGGTTTTATTGGTCAATGTTTCTGTTCCCGCCAATGTTGCTACATCATTATCACTCAACGCTGTATTCAATTGTGCTGTAGTCATGCTCAGGGTGTTGCTTGATAGGTTTATGGTTTTATTGGTCAGGGTTTCTGTACCATCCAATGTCGCCAATTGTCGAGTTGTGGTGTTAAACCTACCCTTAAACACGTTTGACGTAGTGTTGTACCATAAATCCCCTGCGGATAAAGAAGAAGGGTCAGAGGTAAACCCCGTCAACCGTATGTCAGCATTGGTGGTATTGGCGGCAAAGGTTTGCTTATTACCCGCCGTATAGCTGTTGGCTTGGTTATTCAATACGACTGCTGTACTTGTACTTAATGAGCCGCCGGTACTCAACGTCAAGCCCGTACCCACGGTGATCTCCTGTGCTGCACCACTTGTGGCTGCGTACCTTCCAATCAGTCTAGAGGCTGTGGTGTTAGTAAACTGATCTCCCGTATTAGTACCGCCGACTGTAGCACCGCCAAGGTTAACGATAAGATCACCGTTAATACCCAAGTATCTATCGCCGTTATTTAGGTCAATCGCTAAACTGCGATTAGCGGTATATGCGGTAGTAGTGAGACTGTAAAGGAAGGTATAAAAGGAACCATCCTTTAATGCCACATCAGTAAAATAGCCATTCTGCGTACTGGTGGTAGAGGAAGAAAGGGCATCGGTGATACCGTAGCCGGACAAGGTAGTGGGTGCTCCTGTTACCTTTGACCATGCCACATCATTTATCTTAGCATTTGTTACAGCTAAGTTATCAATAGTCATGGTAGTTCCTGTGCCGCCTACCGTAATATCACCATAATCACCATCCACTAAACCACCACCGCCACCCGAAGGAATGTTAGCGAAAGAAAGTTGCCCGTTGGCATCGGTAATTACCATTTTTGTTGTGCCTGTGGTAGTGGGGGCTGTACCTCCTGTAGCTAACCTACCTATGGTGACTAAACCAGTGTTATCAACTTTGAAGCGGTCTGTCCACGTAATCGCTGCATCAGCTGTACCACTTGCGGCGGTACGTACGATGTAGTTCCCCTGGTATAAGTATTGGTCAATGGCCGCTTGGGTGGAACTATATTTCCAGGTTCCGTCATAATATGCATTAGACATCATGTGTAAGTCAGTGCCACTCCCCATAAAGATTGCCTCATTATCACCCTCAATGACTGCGGATTGTGCCGCCCAAGTATGGGTGGTTGCCCCCCCTAATCCCAAAACCTTGTTTGTATTGTCAAATTTAAGGTTGCTACTGCTTGTTAAACCTGTTCCTGTGCCGTAAGCAAGTTGACCACTGGCCTGCGCTACTGAAGTTGCAGCAGTTCCTAAATCGTAATCTACCCCACCATCACTTTTAAAATGGGGCTTACTGTCTGTTGAATTCACGTACCATACCCCTGTTCCCGCAGCCGGGGTAGAAGGAGTGGATAATTCGCTTTGGGTTAAGATAGTGGAAAGAGATAAGTTGTTGTTACCTGACAATGTCAAAGCTGCACCCCCATCACTATTACCGAAAGCTATAGTTGCTCCTGCGGTGTTAAAGTACATTGTGCCTGTAGTAGCATTAGAGAAAATGTTAGTGTTACCTGTTCCATTAAAGTACATCTCGTACCCACCCCCATTAACAACCTCTAAAGCCCGTGTGCCGCCGTTGTTAGCGTATATAGTACCGCTCACCAGTAAGTTGCCATTAAATTGACCTACATATGACCCTTGACTTGTAGTGTAACCAACTAACAGTTTACCGCTATTATCAAAGGTCATTGTACCGCCATTCCATGTATTGCTTGCACCCGCCGTACCGCTCAGGGCAGTTCTCCATGTGTGGCTACCACTTGATTGATAGTACTGTGCTGCTGCTGCGGTGCTGTTATACACCCATGACGTTCCCGCCGAATTGAGGTAGGCATTTTCGGTCACGAAAACAGTACCATCTGATGAGTTAAAAACCATTGAGGATAAACTGGTTTGCATCCCATACGGTAAATTACTACTCCACGTAGGCATCGTACCGGAACCCAAGCTGATTCTTCCTGAAGAATATATGTCACCACTAACATCTAATGTGTAGGCTGGTGAATTTTTATTAATCCCTAATCGGTTATTTGTATTATCCCAAAACAAGCCATTAGAGGACGTAGAACCAGTGGGTACAATCGTAGTAGAGCTATTAGCGTATGGTACATTACCCGCTGTTAACCCACTCAAACCACCACCACCCGAAGGAATCACTTCATGGCCCACTAAACCATTGACATCCACGGTGAGCATGTGCTTTGTTCCGGTTTGTGTTGGAGAAGCTGAGCCGGATAAATAACTACTTAACGTTATATTCCCATTCATTGCCACCCCTGTTCCACTATTCAGGTTAATTGCCTGATCCGCGGTTACGTTTAAGTTCAGTGGGGTAATAGAGAAATTATAAGTACTAGCCCCATTAACCACGGTATTACCGGTTAATGTAGTAGTACCAGTTTTCTTTATAGCCGCGGGGTCGGTCTCTGCGGTCAAATAGGTAGAGTTATCGTAGCTTATTGTACCAGCGGTAGATTTGACAAAACCCGTACCACTCAATTTTGTTTGGTAAGTAGCACTAATATCGGGTATATCCCCCGCTGCCAGTGTTCCCCATGAAGGAGCGGCGCTTACTGTACCATTACCCGTTTGGGTTAAAAACTTTTTGGTAGAAGTCGTATTACCGGCCAGCTTAGATAAGGTATTGGTGGCACTGGAATACAACATATCACCCAGTGTGTAGGTAGTTTGGTTTGTACCACCTTTTGTTTCTGCTATAGCTGTACCACTCCAAGTACCCGTAGAAATTGTACCCACTGTGGTAATGTTGCTTGAACCTGCCCATGTACTTAAGGCTGTGTTTTCCACATTGTTCAAAGCAAGCATTGTTTTTACCTGTGAAGTGGTTAGGTCAGCAGCGTTAGCGGTGGAACCGGTGTTATTACCTTTTAGGGTATTTGCGGCCATCTGTGATAAATTAGTATTAGTGATTACGTTTGTACCGCTAATACTTCCCGCACTACCCGTTGTGTTTTGGTTTAGCGTTGGAAAATCCCCGGCAACTGCTATGGACAAGGCTCCTGTAGTTGTAGTTGATTTTAGTATACCAGTAGCTAATGCAGATGTACCAGGGGCATAGTCTGTTCCACTTGTAGCAGCACTAATCGTAGTCCCATTGGATTTTACTACTCCATTAATTGCTTTGACTACAGGGTCGCTTTCAGTTGCTACATAATCAGTTCCAGCTGTGGCTGTGGTAATAGTACTACCATTACCTTTTAATATCCCAGTTAGAGAAGTCGTTGTACCTGTAGAAATTCCTTGATCGGCAAAATGAGTCGTCCAATAGCCCCCAATAGAGGTTAGCGATATGCTTTCACCCGGTGCTAATACTATAGAGTTTACAGCAGCATTCGTCCATAATTGGTCCGTGCCTGCCCTCTGTACTGTTAGGTTGAAAGAGCTTGAATTTTTAACCCAAATCGTCCGAGCAGCATTAGTAGCTCTATCAGGTAATGTCCACGTAGCTGTTCCTGCTCCTTGGTAGTTTTGGAAGGATTGAGTACCCATGGTTTGTGCACCAGTGCCAGTAAAAGACCCCGTATTACCGTGTAAACCACTCCACGATGCCCCATTTTGCCAAGATAAAGTACCACTCACCACACCCAGGATAGTACCGTTAGCTCCTATCGCCAATCTTGAGGGGGTACCGCTTACCCCACCAATAAAAATATCCCCAGCTGTAGTTAGGGGATTGGTAATATAAGTAGAGTTATCGTAACTAATCGTAGTACCTGACGCTTTTACAAAACCAGTTCCATTCAACTTGGCTTGATACGTAGTACTTAAATCGGGAATATCACTGGAAGAAATTGTACCCCAAGAAGGGGCTGCACTAACTGTACCTGTTCCGGTTTGGGTAAGGAATTTTTTAGTGGTTGTGGTATTTCCCGCCAATCTGCTTGATGTATTAGCAGAACTGGCATACATAATATCGCCCAGCGTAGTCAATGGACTCATTGTATTGAAATCCGTCAAATTACCATCGCCTCCTACAACTTGATAGTTTTGCCCCATCCATGTAATAGAAGCGGTGCTACCGGCAACAGACGTTACAAAAGCTGGCAGCCCATTTAAGTTTCTACTTGGTGAAGAATAATCTTCTACCAAATTGGTCACCGCACTGCCACTTGATATTTTGTTATTTAGTTGGGCCTGTATCTTCCCCATCGCCGCCAAGATATTATCGGTGGCAGCTAACGCTGTATTTGTACCAACCGTGTACCCTGTTAAAGCAGTTGAAAGAACTCTTGCTGTGGTAAAGTATTGGTTAGTTCCTTCCGCAATGTCAGAAGTGGTGGCATCTGCACCAGCAGTTACCAACCCTTTACTATCGTAGGTGATTTTAGTTTTGGTAGCTCCAGTTATAGAAGTATTTGGCGCAACATAATCAGTACCTGCTACTGCTGTGGTAATAGTGCTGCCGTTCCCTTTTAAAATCCCCGTTAATGTTGTAGCAGTGCTACTGGTTATAGTAGTAGAAGGAATAGCTCTATACCCCACTTTGTATGTAGTAGGGTCATATACCATCATATTATCACCCGCCGCTGCGGAGTTAGGAAGTTTCTTTATTTGAAAATCAACATCATTCCATGTGGTACCCGCATCTGAAGTAGTGGTGAAATAAAGCTTATTAGCTAAAATGTCAAATTGTGTAGCTGTTCCACTGGTCATTGTGGACAGCAACACTTCATTGTTATAGGCTTGTACCTTACCAAATCCCGTTGTATTGTTTTTGTGCAAAACAGCACTTGTACCGTCTACAATGAATTTAGAATAGTTAGAAGCATCTCCTACTTGTTTTTTCCAAATTTCAATAGAACCGGCAGAGCCAGTTAAATAAGTATAATTACTTCCCGCTGTACCTGATATATTACCTCCGTCAAATTCAAACCAATTAAGGTTTTTCATCCATAGACCATTATTATTACCATCAACTGTTCTAGTGCTACTGGAAATAACCCCATCTGTTGTGTATAGGTTAATGGGTGTACCCGTCAGCTCACTATAATTAATTTGCTTTCGTGTATAAGCACTTCCATTCCAGTTCAAATACTTATTAGTGGTGGCATCTGCTGATACTGGGATATTTTTGATGATACTGTTTACTGTAGGGTCAGTTTCGGTTGCTACATAATCCGTTCCGGCTACCGCTGCAGAAATGGTAGTTCCATTAGATTTGACTATACCATTTATAGCGGCTACTACAGGATCGGTTTCTGTACCTGAACCTATTGGAACCCAGGCTTCACCATCAAATATGTAGGGTTTGGAATCATCCGTGTTAAAGAAGGTGGAACCGGCTCTAACTGTAAAATCGAATCCAGTGAATCCTGAGTGTCTTGGGAAGTGTAGTAATTTTCCAACCTCTAATGCCCCTAAAACCTTAATTGTGGATTTGGTATTTCCTAAAGGAGTACCCGCATCCTGGGCATAGCTAGTTGAAATTAACGCAGTAATAAATGTAACTAAAAGGAGTAGTCGTTTCATATAAACTAGATTAGCTAATTATTTGCCTGTTATTGTTATTATATCGTCTGTATTGAATGGTACGAGCTTTGAAAACTCTCCGGTATCTGGGTCGATATTCCAGTTATCTAATGAGGTTTGATTCTCCGGAGTATGGAGGTTGTAATTATAAATCTCAGAACCATTTAGGGTTACTGTTATGTTTTCCCAATCCTTATCCTTTAAGACATTTAGTATAAATGAGCTTTCCCCATCAGCTGGATAATTCTCTCCCGCACCTGGCACTAAGGTTGGGTCACCAACCCTAAAGGCAACACGGAAGGCATTGCCACTAAAATGTTTAGCAATTTCACTCCATAATACCTTATACCATTGATTGTTATAATAGGCAAAGAATATTGCGTTATCATTAAACTTGTAGGTAAGGTATTTACTTAAAGTTGGGAGGTAGGAAGTGGGAACTGATATGGGTTCTACGTTGGTAGATATAACCCCATAATACTCAGCTTCGGTTATTTGGACTATAACCCCAGTGTTAAGGGCCTTTATTACGTCCTCATTAAGGTTTAAGTAATCTAAGGCTGCAGCAATATTGTCCGGGTCACTAAGGCTTAGGTTCAACCTTTCATCCTTATACTCGGTAACACTGCCTAATTTTACATATATTAAAGGCATACAGCTGGTTTATAAAGCTAAAAAAGCCCATTACCGTTAGATAATGGGCTTAGTGAAATTATTGAACGGTTGTTAACCTTAGTCCATTGTAACCACTTCCTGGCTAGTAGGATCCATCCATACTGGGAAGCCATTGGTTGCAAAGGCCTTGCTGTAGTCAAGGGCAATGCGGCTGTCACGGTAGATGGTTGCAAAACCAGTGGTGATGGTTGCAAAGCTTTGCTCAGTTTGGTTAGAGATGATTTTCTCTGACTCAACCAGCAGGGGCTGTGCATTTAATTTGATAAGGGATGAGCTCTTATCCACAATAACCGCAGTTTTAGCTGGGATTGAACCATGGATATATACGCTTGAGGTATTAGGGATTGGGCTCTTAATATCCAAAGCAACTCTCTCATTACCTACTAACCGGGTGTTAACGAATAACTCCATCATGTCAGTAGCCATATCCTCACCGCATACTGCAATGGCTGGGTTCTTACCCAAGCGGCCCATTCTTACCCAAATTTTAAGCAGGTCACGGAATACCAGGGTGTTTGCAGTAGCAACCCCGACAGTTGCGATAGAATCGCTACCATCTTTCTGGTCTCCGTTTAAAAGGGTGGTCAAAGCTAAACCATCCAGGCCCATACCCATTTTAACCCCGAAGTCCTGCATATATATGCTTACCAGGTTAATGGCAACATATTGCAATACTTCGTATGGAACCTTGATACCACGGCCATATTTATGAATGCTTACCTCTTTAGATTGGAAGCTTACAGAACCAGTTGTGATGGTCTCTGCAACCCCTACCTTTTTAGGTGTAGCTTCACTCATATTGATGGCAGGCATTTTAACAGTAGTTTGGGATACTGTTTGCTCACCGGCAATAAGGTTGGGGTAAACTGGAGCTTTACGCAAACCCAGTCTGATAGCATCCCGGAAAATCTCTGGGATGAGCCAACGCATAGAGTTGTCGGGCAGGTTAATAATGTTTTGGATGGTATCCAGGGTGGGATTAATTTTTAAGTCCTGGTAAAAAGCATCCATTGAAATACCCCATTTTTGCTGGACATACTCCGAAAGGGAGATATCTTGAGGGGCTCTTGAATCCCGGCGGATTGCCTCGCATTGACGAACCGCTTCTTCAACGTTTTTCGCCACTAGGGGTTTTCTTTCTGTACTCATATAATTATGATTGAGCTTTGATTTATTACTAATAATAAGTTTGGTATCGATTTTTTAGGTACCGATTAACCTTGCAGCAATACCCGGACAATTTCACCTGCACCGGCAGCGGCATCCAATGCCCAACCATTGTTTTCAGCAGCAGTGGCTGAATTGGCATACTGGTTGTAGCCTGTGGTACCATCTACATCGGTAGCAGCATCATATCCTTGGTAGGCAACGGGGCCTGTTGCAAGGGCACCAGTGCTAATACCATTGATGATGGCAAAGCCACGAGTAATAACGGTTGCTAAATCACCGATAGCTGCAGCTTCGGGAGCATATACATAACCTATCAAGGTATGCAATAAATCCCCTTTAGCCCAGGCAGTTACCTTGCCATCAGCAGTAAGTTTTACGGGTTGACCATGTTTAAGGGCAACTGCTGCCTCAAACTCAACCGCAATTTTTTCACCCTCTGTAGCAAGGAAGGTGGTTTTAGATGTTCCGCCTAATACGTACATATTTCAGGTTTTATAATGTTAAATATAAAAAGTGTTGTTATCCGATTTTGTTAAAGCTTAGTGCATTCCCAGGATTGATTTCTGGGTTTGTTTCCATTGAAGCTCACTTACTGTAGGCTCTACGGTTTTGCCCCCATTTTGTTCTGTAGAACCTTCTTGCTGGGAAGCAGAGGCTCTGTTTACATTCTCGCTACCGCAATCCTTACAGGTCAATGGGAAGGCTTCTTCCAATTGAGTAGTGTATTGAGTGTTCAGGGCTTTAAGAGTTGCATAGTCAGCTTTAGCAATTAATCCGGTTACTGCCTCCAGTGGGTTACCCTTAGCGATTACATTATAATTTTTAAGAACCTCGGCACGGAAGGCATCGGTAAAGGTGTTTACCTGATTTTGCAAGGCAGTCAAAGCCTCTTGGCCTACTGGTGCAGGTGGATTCTCTGTAAGGCGGGTAACTTCTCCGCTAAGCCTTGTTACCTCGGCAGCTTGGGTAGTATTTGTATTAACCAGGGTAGAAACTCCGTTGGTTACTACGTCTTCGGTTATGGTTTCTTCATTGTATTCAACTGATTCACCGTTTACGGTATTTTTAAGGCCCATTACCATTGCCAAGGCAAGAAGAAATTGTTTATTCATAACAGTGGAGTTATTGTTGTCGTTAATATTAGAATTAGCAGGTATCGTCGGATTTTCTGAGTTGTTTACCACATCGGTTTTAAAGTCAAACCAGAAAAATTTGGTTGCTGGTGCCTTAGTGGGGTTAGCAGAGTTATATGATACATCTGCAAATAGGGGGTTATTTATTTCCCCTTTGTCCGTGATTTTCTGGGCATAAGGATCTGCACCATGGGAAACTAATGATATTTCATGGTACCTTTTAACATCTGTGGCAATCCTACGAATCATTTTACCTTCCGCATCAAACGTACCTAATTTCCTGAAGAATTCCTCCTCACTTAAAGAGGCATGGGATTTTTCCCAAAGGAATTGTATAGTTACGGATGTAGAATGTATGGCGGGAGGATCCATCATAATAAGCCTTGCTACCCTTGGATGGCTCTTACCATCTATTTTTAGCTTAGCATTAATACCCGCAGGGACAAGGATGCCCGATTTAGTTTTATAGGAATCCTGCCAAGAAACATCAGATACTGCACCAAAGGCGTTACCAATTGCCATTTCATGGTCAGCATTAACTGTCTGACCTTTTAAAAGGCTCATTGAGTTCTTTAAAACCTTACCTTCGCTAAAATCTACCGGGTTCCAGTTTTTATGAACTATAACCTCTGATAAAGCCCTAAATACGGGATAAACGAATTCACTTTCTTTGGGTGAAAGGTCCTCGGCTGTTACATCAGGGTAATAAGTATTATAGTTGGCAGTATTGGTATCAAATAACCCAAAACTATCCAACTCATCATTTTCCTGATTGAGCAGTTTATTTGCAAGAGCATTCAGGTTAACTTTGTCCGGGCAATTACCCATAACAATGTTGTTACCGAATGCCAATCGGATTGTATCTAAAAACTTCATAAAAATATGGGGTTTAGTATTGTGCCTACTTTTTATCTGGTTTGGGATTAGGTTTGTCCTTTCTCCTTGAGGTCCTAGCTGACTTATTTTTCTGGGCTTTTCTGTCCTTTTTAGCTTTAGATTTATCAGTAGCTAACCCGGCATCTGGTGATTGTGGAGCTACCCCCGCTAATACCTCGGGATCTACCAATGGAGCGGACTCAGCTGGGGCTTCATAACCTAGTTCATCGGCCATTTGGTCTTGGTTAATTACGCCCATTATATATTTATCTTTAACGTTACGAACCTTAATTTCCTCGGCTTGTTGGTATTTAAGGTCGTCCTGTATAGTTGAACGGTTGAATTGTACAGTTAAGTAGTCAAAGTTAAAGCCTGCTAGCCTTAACTCCAAGGCATACCCAAACTCAAGGTTAGTCTTAATGAGGTTTTGTATATTTCTTAGCTCAGATAGCATCTTCATAAAGACTATGCCCATTGTACCTTCTGAAGAGGAGTAATCTCTACCCCACAGGCTGGCATCTTGCTTTAAGGCTGAGGCTATTTGGAGCTCATTATTCTTATAGATTTCAACTACCTCACCATATGCTTTTGAGGCTGAGTTGAATTTAAACTCGTGGTCGTCCTTAAACCCTACTACTACTCCTTCTCTAACACCCCCCATTATACGGGATTTAGCTTGCTTAATATAGGTGTCTAGTCGTGCCTGATAAGCTTTATCAGTCTCACCATCTTCAATATCGGGTTTAGAAACTAGCGCTTCGAAGAAACCCACTAAGCCTAACATATCAACTATGAAGTCGATGTTGTTATCCATGTGGGTTTGAGCTTTAATACGGGGGATTACCGATAAATATGGGGGTATACCATAGGGGAGCTCTTCGTCTCCGCTTAAACCCAGGTATTTATAGGTATTCTCGTTTAGGGGTTTTAAACCTAACTCAGGTGCTTCACCTATAATAGCGTTCTTAGATTTTTGGAAGGGGATATATTTAGCCCTGCCTTTATCCAGTTTAAATACAATGTTTTCGGGGTTAATCAAGGCGCAGACCTGGATGCCCGTTAATAAATTATTAGGAACCCACTCGTTTGATAAAGCTCCGGAGATAAGGATTTGGTAGAACATTTTTGTTACTAACCCATCCATACCGGCTTGTCCAGATGCCCAGTTTTTACGCTTATTAATGAGGTGGTTCCTCATTTTATCCACTTGCTCAGTGGGTACTTTACGGTCGAAGGATATTTTGTGACCGGTGTTTCCCAAACTAGCTATATTCCAAACCGCCTGGGAAACGTCCGGATTTAATTGTACCAAAGCCCTAATAATAGGGATTAATTCAACCATAAACTGTGGGCTAACCACAGAGAATTGGTCATTTATGCTTAGAATGCTACCGGTTCCTGTGTTAGGCTCACTTTGTCTTCCTGCTGGTAGTGCCTTAATGTCGGGTCTATCATCTATGCCTGTGGATTTTGTAGGAGCGTTTGAAGTTCCTGCCTCTTGAACAAAAGAAGAGGAGTTGCCTCCCCAAAATTTCCACCATGGTTGTTTTGTAGCCATAATTTATCCTGGTAATGCTGATACTGTTGAGTACCTGCGTTTTCTAACGAAATTAGTAATAGCTTTAGCAAAGATGGCGTCGTCAGTATAAACCTCATCGTCCATAAGGTCATCACTTGCTGCCTTGTCCTTGTTCATAGCTACCGGTCTATTACGGGCATCGTAGATAAAGGTGTAAGCTTCATCACAAAAGAATTTGTCCTTGATTATTACCGACTCAGTCCTAATATCCTCTTCAAGCTCTGCGATAATGATTGGCCTATTCTTCTTAGTGGTATACCACCCGGGAATAATTTCCTCTTCAGGCTTAGACTTACCCTTCTTACGCAATAACTGACGACTATAATAAAGATTAGTGTACCCATTAGTCTGAAGATTCATAGCAACACCCAATCCGATGTCATTGCTTTCAGGAGCTACTACTGCTCGGTTATATTTTTTACCCCAAGTAGCAGCAAGTTTTTCAGCCTTGGTAATTGGTATTTTGCCTTTGAAGCTTACGTACTCCTCACCCGTGGAGTCCATTATACTAAAGGCTGTGTAATCTTGTGACCTTCCCGTGGCAATATCCATACCAAGGGTGTATCGTTTGTTCTTTTCCGGTTCTTTAAATACTCTTAGTAACCCGTTCTCCCTCATTTCGATAGGGGTGTAGTCAACTAAGGAGTCCTCTATATCCCGGATGTCGGATAAGTCAAATACAGTATTACCGGATGTTAAGAAGTCACCATCAATCTCCTGGGCTGTTTTACGTGGTCCTAAAATCTCCGCTTGTTGTCTATACCAGTTCATGTCCCTTTCGGGGTGCATTTGCCAGTGTAGTCTTATTGGGTTGAAGGCATTACCCCCAGCAACTGCATTAACGAAGAGTTTGTGGAAGAAATTACCAACCCCATATGCAGTTGAATTTACTATTGCTCTACCCCCCGTTGATAGAGTAGGCCAGGATGCTGCCCAGATTCTCTCTGCCCATCTTACTATTGCCGCCTCGTCAATAACCAGGATTGATACAGCCTCTGAACGACCAGCTTCTTCTGTTGTGGGGATGGATGCAATGATTGAACCATTTGAAAACTCCATCTCCGAAGCTGTACCATAGGAGTCTTCTGTTCTACCATTTACGATTTTA